AAGAGATCCTGTAAAATATATACGAGATCGCGCTAAATCAAAATATGAAAAGGGTACAGAGTGCCACATTTGCGGAGCTGATACCGAACTCGATTTTCACCATTTTTACACTCTAGCCCCTTTACTAAGAGAGTGGTTAAAGCAGAAAACGAAAGAACGACCCGAACATTATACTGACGAATATATTGTAATTTGGCGAGACGAGTTTATTGAAGACAAGTGGACAGAGCTGTATCAACATACAGCCACACTATGTCACAAACATCATTTGGAACTGCATAGATTATATGGCAGAAATCCAGCCCTAGTGACTGCAAAGAAACAGATGCGCTGGGTAGAGATTCAAAGAGAAAAACATGGCATGGTATGATAGACTAATTGGACGAAATACGGAGGAGAAGTTAAATCCTGCGCAACCATACTATGACCATAAAATAGAACCCTCTCGAGAACGTGTAGTAAATTACGAAAGAGCGTACGAGGATCTTGAAGTTGTAAATCGTGGCGTAAATATGATTGTTGACGATACTTCAGAAATACCTATTTCTGTAGGCGCGCAAGTTCAAGGATTGTCTAGTGTTGTAAAAGGTATAAAGCGTTCACGAGTAGAGCTTTTACTGAACAAAGAACCAAATCCTTTTCAAGATATTAGCACATTTCGACGTAATTTAATTACTGATTTTTTGTTAGACGGAAATATCTTTATCTACTTTGACGGAGTACATCTTTATCATTTACCAGCAAACAAAGTTACTATCCATGCTGACGAAACAAAGTATATTGAAAAGTTTACATTTAACGAAATAATTAACTATAAGCCGAGTGAAATTATACATATAAAAGACAACTCATTCTATTCTATTTATCGAGGCGTTTCACGTCTAAAGCCTGCTCTTCGTACTATGATACTCATGCGAAGTATGCGAGACTTTCAAGATAACTTCTTTAAAAACGGCGCTGTTCCAGGGCTGGTACTAAAATCCCCGAACACACTATCCGAAAAAATTAAAGAAAGAATGATTCAATCTTGGTCTGCTCGATATAAGCCAGATGCTGGTGGTAGACGACCTCTCATACTCGATGGTGGTATTGAAATTGATAAAGTTTCAAATATCAACTTTAAAGAATTAGACTTTCAGACAGCAATTGCAGAAAATGAAAAAATTGTACTGAAAGCACTCGGAGTGCCTCCTATTATGTTGGACTCGGGCAACAATGCAAACTTACGTCCAAATATGCGGATGTATTACCTTGAAACAATTCTTCCTATTGTTAGAAAAATGAATTTTGCACTAGAAAGATACTTCGGATTTGCATTATCAGAGGATATTACAGATATTCCGGCTCTTCAACCAGAGCTACGAGATCAATCACAGTACTATTCAGCTTTAGTGAATACAGGAATTATTTCACCTAACGAAGCTAGGGATGCTCTTGGATTTGACTTAGTAGAAGGATATGACGATTTGCGAGTTCCAGCAAACATTGCAGGAAGCGCAGCAAACCCAGACGAGGGTGGTAGACCCGTCGAGGACCAAGGAGAAGAATAAATGGCAGTACGTCAAAAACAAAAAGTTTTAGATATTGCTTGCGGGCATTTTAAAGAGCACAAGCTGCCTTTAGATATTGACTATAAAACTTATATGAATAAAGTAGGGGCTGCTGATGCATTGCATGCAATCTCTGTTAAAAGAAGTTTTAAGGCATGGAAATATTTGTTACATGCCTTAAAGGTAAAGCATCCAGAGTTAATGGAAGCCCCTAAGCCAAAACCTGCTCCGAAGCCTAAAGCTGCTCCGAGCAAGCCTGCTAAAACAGTAGAAAAGAGTGAAGACTAATGGAAAAGATTTTTAACCTTACTTCTACCTTTAAAGCTTTTGATGAAGATGACGATGGTGGCGTTCACATTTGTGGAATGGCTAGCACTGCTGACTTCGACCGAGCTGGGGATACAATCTCAGCAGAAGCATGGACTAAGGGTGGCCTTGGTAACTTCGAAAAGAATCCTATCATTCTTTTCAATCACGATTATAACAAGCCTATCGGACGCGCTACAGGACTTAAAGTCACTGAAAACGGTCTCGAACTCAAGGCTAAAATTTCTAAGTCTGCGCCCGATCACGTCGCGCAGCTTGTAAAAGAAGGCATTCTTGGAGCATTTTCTGTTGGTTTCCGAGTCAAGGATGCTGATTACCTATCGGAAACCGACGGATTAAAGATTAAGGACGCTGAGTTGTTTGAAGTATCAGTAGTATCGGTACCTTGTAACCAAGCAGCTACTTTCTCTCTGGCGAAATCATTTGACTCTATGGATGAGTACAATGAATTCAAGAAAACTTTCAAAAATAGTGTAGATCTAGCCGGTCAGTCCCTGGCTAAGGATGAAGATTCATTTGAAGCTAGTGATACACCGGATGGAACTGAAAAGTCAGTTCAAAAGGAGATAACAATGTCGGAAGTAAAAACTCCCGAAATCGACCTTGAGGCTTTTGCTAAGAAGGTAGCGGATGAGACTGCTGCTAAAATCGCAA